GCACAAATACTAAAGTTTAGTCAAGCAGAAGATAGTTTGTACTACAGAAAGGAGTGAGAGGAAGATGAAAGAGGGACAAATAATAGTCTTTGAAAAAGATAAATGCAGTAAAGGACATAACAAAAGACTAGGAATTATGCCTAAAATGGGAGATAAAAAATTGAGGGCATCAATTTATTGTGAGTGTGACCCAACTTTATGGCAATTGTTTGAAATGTCTCCCATTAAAGATTGTATTATTATGATAGACGGAACTGCATTGGAAGCAATTACGGTAATAATGGATGCTATTAAACAGTAGAGTTCATCCAAAGAGCTGATAATACAGCTACAAGTCCAAGCATTACTTTCCAAATAGGATGATTTTTGTCGCTAAGCAAAAGAGCTACTTGTATCTCTGGATCTATTTCTTCATCTTCAGACATCTTGACTACTATTCCTTACCATGGCCAATGCTCCTAACCAATCAGAAATCTTGACCTTCTCTAATGTTAACATATAATTTACATTTTCTCCACTATCTGCAGTAGCATCTAAAAATAAATCTTCTACAATCAGGGCATCTTTGTCTACTCTATTGTATTCTCCTGGACTGACAGAAGTTGCACGGTCAAACATAGCCCATCCCACTTCTATATTAGATGCCCAAAACCATTGTGTACTATGTGGTTTTTCTTCAGTCAAAACTTTCATCATTACATTCTCCGATGTTGTTATGTCTTCTGGAGCAATTGAGAAGTCCAAAATTCTGTACGCGCTGTCGAATTTGCCGTCGAATAACTTAATTCTTTTTACTTCACCAGCTACAACGTGACCTCTTGATGTGTATATTCTTTCTGATTTCATTTCTTTCCACTCCTTTTGCCTGCTGGTGTTTTCTTAAATGCAGTAGACATGGCTTTCATATTAACTTGTCCTTTTCTTTTACCAGATTTATACTTGTAACGGTTACGTTCTTGCTTTACAAATTTCTGCCATGAGTTTAATGCTCTTTTCTTTGTGGCTTTCCCTGCTCTTTTTGCACCTCGACCTGCTGCTTTTACTCCTACTTCGCATGCTCTTGATGACATTATTTTAGCAATGTCCTTTTCCATTCCATCAGCAATGAACTTCTTTTCTAGTAATTGACAAAGAGCCTTCGCTACAATATCACTTTCTCTTGCCATAAAAATCACTGTTGACTTAATGCTAGTGCTACGCTGTTTGCTTGAGTTGCAGATTCTAATGTGCATTCTAGTACATATGCAACTTTTAGGTTGCCTGATGTTAAGGCTGTAGATTGTTTTACTGCTAGGAATAGAGAATCTACACCAACCAGGTATCCATTAGTAAACATTTGAGGGGCTACATCGAAGTCATGAGTAGCGAAGCCTGTATTAAAGTCACCAACTGCTGATCCATCGGGTTCGGTTTGAGCGTTGTATAATTGCATAGCACCACTGCAGATTAATGATTTATCGTCTGCAGTTACTATAGCAGTTTGACCTTGAGTAGTTAATTGATGGCTTATTCTGCACATGTTAGCACCAACAATTGAAAGAGAACTATCGGATTCATCAGTCATTTGTGCTGATACATTGTGAATTCTAAGTAGAGTAGACTTGCTAACTCCTAAATTAACATATGAACCCAAGTCTATTTCTGCTTGTGCATATGTCGTTCCGTTCGATGTTACTATTCCTCTGATAAAAAATGAATCACTTTTAGCCATGACTTTGGGTTGTATGTACGGTTTATGAACATTGTTTACCGGATTGCGGAAGTACTACCGACTAATCCTTGCGCGAAGCGTCCATCTCTCTAGCCACCACCTAACCACCCGTTGTGGCTAATCTGCACCATCTCAGCCACCCTCGTGCCTACAAGGGGCCGTTGTCTTTATGGTCTTTCGCCTTTTTGCTCATTAAATAATATTATATACTTATTATGTGTGCGAAATACTACATGACATCGTGTTTATACCGAATAATATGCCGAAAAAGAAGTGATAACCCTACATACAATGGAGAAGATGTAGTGTATTGGATGCCTAATAGAGCCGGTTATACTACAAATCGGCATCATGCAGGCCTATATACGGCCTTAGAACTAGACGAATGTGCAGGATATGGCTTTGATTGGTTTGCAGAAAGGGTGAGAAACTAATGCCACACCTAATATCAGCTACATTATCAGAAGATGCCTATCAAATCTATTGTAAATGGAAAGAGAATAGACAAGCTTCTATGAAGATAAGTCAATGTATGACACAAATGCATTCAATGAATGAATTAAATGAAGCTCTAATAACTCAACTAAACATCCACAAGTCCAGGTGGCGTTTCCTGGAGCTACAAATGCAGTACTTGATGACTGAAGGTGGGTATAATGCCGCACAAATACTAAAGTTTAGTCAAGCAGAAGATAGTTTGTACTACAGAAAGGAGTGAGAGGAAGATGAAAGAGGGACAAATAATAGTCTTTGAAAAAGATAAATGCAGTAAAGGACATAACAA